GAGCTTTGCTTGCTGCTCAGTTTCGTTCCACCACTTTTTCATTCTCATGGTCAAAACTTGATCTGCTTTGTCTTCGTGACCATCGAGGTCAATGACCTTGGCTACGGGGTTCTTTGCTGTGATGTTTGCTACAGTTCGTTGGATATTTGCAAAATTGAGATTAATAGTAATCTTGTCTGGATTCTTTGCTTTATCACCCCAATGGTTGCCTCTGAATAAGCGATAGTTTGCTTTCCATCGGTCCATCAGTCCGAGCCGTTCCTTCTCGTTGTAAGATTCTTCAAACAAACCCCAAACCCAATCGGCTAAGTCCTTACTATCTTTTGGTGGTGGGTTCGATAAAGTAAACTCGTCCATATTAAGCCCTAATCGTTAATGTTCCACTGGGAGCAAGTGCTGTGCCACAATCGGGACAAACTAAGCACCCATATCCAGCACTAGGATCTTTCCCTAGATCGTCCCACCCCCATGACTTCCAAGGCTCTTTTAATGTGAGCATAGAAGGGTTAGCGTTGGTTTCCAGGTCGTATGAATCTGTGGTCTCATGATGCGACTGTCCACAACCAGGACAAACCACATCTCTTGGTCCAGTGCCTTTAACGATACCAACAAAGCCATCGTCCTTCTCAACCACAACGTAATCTGGCATGTCTTTAATGGCAGCTTCTGCTCGGCCTCGTTGTTTAAACGCTTCACCTTTTACTGATAATATCATTTTTTACCCAAAGCCTCGGCAAACTGCCCAATAAACGCATTGTTAGCCGACTCAGTAGCTTTTGGCACTTCTTGTTCAACGGAATCGCCCTGGTCCATATCGTCATCAATATTAAACGAAGATCCAGTGTTATCAGCGCGAGAAAACATTGAGTCATACGGGTCTCGCTTTGTTTTGTACACCAAAAATCCACCAAGTAAAACTCCTGAAAGTGTGCAAAGCCAGCCGGCTATAAACGTGTATAGTTGCTCCATTCAGTATCTCCTAAACGTTGAAAACGGTTCCATGTTCATCTTCAAGCCACGGTTTTTCAATTTGTAGGGAGTGTAACATACCACCTAACAATCCCGCAACAGGAAAGTTGTCAACTCCCCCTTTTTCCGCATCTTCTCGTTGAAAAGCCTGTAGGTGTCCTGTGACAATTTTGTCTCCGTTAATATTAAGTATCTTTTTTTCTAGTGCATGGAATATTTGCCTGACATATAGCTGAAAGCTGTGTTTTTCGCGACGATCAACTGTGTCTTTGATATATAGTCCAGCGTTAATGCCATGTGCTTTTTCTAGTGATTCCGACGCTTTAATTATTAAAGTCTGGTATTTCTCCTGATCTCCATACCAGCTTGGAAGAATACGAGAGTCTTTACCAAACTGATATTCACGGCGCATTGTAACCATCTTTTCAATCAACTTAAAGACATCAAGAGTTTCAAATGATTCTAATATTGTATATTTTACTACGGGTTCTGCTTGTATGCCAATAATTAGCAAAACACCTGGTTTAATCTCTTGACCCGAAGCAATTGGATACGATACACCTCCGATGAGATGACAATAATATTCATTAGTCAAACTGTGCCTGAAAGTTGCCTGCTTAATCGTCAGCTCTTGCCCGGTGATTTCCGCCCAATCTTTTCTTGCGCCTTCTGTACCTTCAACGTGTTCAGGTTTTTCTATTGTAATTTTCATATCATCCCTTCAAAAAAGCCTGTGTGCTCTACCTCAAGGGCATACCTACACGCATCGACAAAATGGTCATCACCAGTTGGAATAGGCAGAGCATTACCGTCTTTGTCTTTTTTCCACTGATATGTATTAAACTCATTTATAACGCCCTGGAGCGACTCGTCAACAATTATCTCATGCTTTTGTAACCATTTTATACCGTGCATGATAGAGTCCTTGCCTTTTTTGACGGGCCTTGCATCTATTCCATCAGCCTGTAATTCTGCAATTGATTTTGGTTCTGCGGAATCACAGAATATCGGTTCATCTCCTATGATTGGTTTTAATTTCTCTGCAATCATAGGGTTTGTCATTTTCTTAGACTGCCATGCTTCAAATATATATATTTTCTTAGCTGCTTTTACATAGTGGATTCTGACATAAGCGTTCGGGTCCGAACTGTATCCAAAATCTAGGCCGTTTCTGATCCTGTCAAAAGAATCTTTTATTTTAGATAAGTCTTCTGTTCTCCAATTTGTAAATATTGCATCGCCAAGAATACCGAAATTACCAAGAGTATACACCTGATACCAATATTCGTCTGTCTCTTCTTCCAGCAGCAGGTGGTCATCGTCGTCGAGGAAATCATTATCAAGATGAGTAGTTTTAAGAATACTGAGTCTATCGTCAATAAACTCTTTTTGGTCATCTTTCCATCCGATAACAGCAAAATATTGCTTATACAGCCAGTGCGTTTTATAAATCGGATTGAACGACAAAATTATACGCTTATCAATACGTTTACCGTTGTATGCAGCAATCCCCCGTAGCCGTTTCCTGAGCTGCTTAATATCTTCATACGACACTTCAGTAGCTTCTTCTACCCAAATGTCTGTAATAACTCCTAGTTTTGGGGTGATTGATTTTACTTTTTCGGAATCGTCCAGGCCAGAAAAGAGAATTTGATAACCGTTAATGCAAGTGATATGCCCCTGGGATGGAACTACATCAAATAAATGTTTTACTTTTAGCTTTGAAATAGCCTTGGTTAATTCATTGAAAACTGACCTGGTGAGAGAGTTACCCATTTTTCGGCAGCACAAATAATTATGGCCACCTTGCATGATATTTTCAATTGCCCGCTGTGCGACAAAGTTTGATTTACCAGAAGAAGATCCACCGTAAAATATTTCTGTAGATCTGGATTGATCGAGATAAGGTACATAAACACTGTTGTACATGTCAGTGCAAATATCTATCTCATAATCATAATTCATCCGCTGAGTGCCTCCCCACCTTAATGCTTTTTTCTGAACCGTCTTCTGACTCGTTAAGATTGTGCGCCTGGCGTTCAAGAGCAACTCTTTGAGCCCGGACAGCAGCAAGGTTTTTTAGAGTCGTAGATTTTTCAAATACAGTTAAAGCGATCTCTTTGCTTTTAAATTTTCCCTGGTAAATGGTTGTTTGTGTCCTTGTTGGCTTATCTTTTAACTCTGCTAGTAACATGTTTTCGTGTTCTAACAGCTCTAAAATCTCTTTCCGGTGCCGAACAATAATCCTCGCACCAGAGCCAGCAGCGTGGCTTATAATGTCATTATCAGACATTCCATTATCAGTTTGGTGCGAGCTTCGTACTGAATCTCGCACTAGATTTTCTTGAATCTGTTTCTTAACTTTATCTGCAAGGTTCTTTTCCCATCCCTCTTCCAGCGCCTTCTTACGGATAGCACTCTCACTAACAGACCGGCTCCATACTTGTGAGTAGAGGTGATCCGCCTCGTACTGTCTGCATATCTCACAGTTTGTCATTATGTTTTCTTTAAATAATGGTTCTACGCTATCCCAATCTATGTATCTTCTTTTTTCCATTTCATTTTCTCCTCATAATTTTATGGCTTGTTTTTACTTGACAACAAATAACTTTTGCCACCAGCTAAGACTTTTCTTTTTAATCAGCCTATATCCCTTCTTTTGACATCCCCAGCAAGGCTGCATCAAACCAGTACTACCGTCAAGAACAGCACTAGCGTCTCGACAAGCTGGGCAACTATAGTCGTGCGTCATCATCATGTTACTATCATGACACCACACATTAACGTCTTTCGGTATTACGTTTAGTGGGTAAGTAAGCAACCCATCACCATTGCACTCATGTGTATGTTGCATTTTCCATCCCCATTAAATAATATTCATTGTTTAACCTTTTGTAACTTTTCAACTACTTATTCACGTTTTGTCGGCCTGAGAAACACCCTGTGGTTTATCAGATAACACACGTTTAACCATTCCAAAGCTTTAATAACTCATGTGCTTCTTCGTGGTCGTAAATAGTAGCAATGTGCTGTTTAGCTCCGTCCCCATCGTGGTCGCATAGCGGCAAAGCTGAATACATCTCATATTG